TCAACAAGCCGACTACCCAATCAAGGGGAAGACGATCCAGGAGGCGGATGTTCGCGCGCTGTGGAACCACGACACGAACTTTGTGCTCGGCCGCAATACGGCCGGGACACTCAAGCTCCGAGAAGACGAGAAGGGTCTTTTCACGGAGATCACCCCGCCCGATACGCAGTGGGCCCGCGACCTCCAGGAGTCCATCCGGCGCGAAGACGTTACCCAGATGAGCTTCGGCTTCCGCACGGTCCGGGAAGAGTGGCACTCGAAAGACGAGAAGACCGAGCGCCACATCCTCGAGGTCGAGTTGTTCGATGTGAGCCCGGTGACCTTTCCGGCCTACCCGCAGACGGACGTCGCGGTGCGCTCGCTGCTTCGTCATGAGGGCGCAAAAGACGAGGAAATCGAGGGACTTAGCGAGCAGATCGCGGCTCTCCGAAATCCGCAATTGACAGCCGTGGAATTCCGTGCTCTACTTGACCCCATAGCTCGGGAATTCCGCGAGCGTCGGGAGGCCGACCTCCAGCGATCCCGAACTGAGACGCAGCGCCTGGCGCTCGACCTCATAGAGATCGAATAGCTAGGCGACCAAAAACCGAATATCCGAGACGCTCCGGCTTCACGCCGGGCCGAAGCCCACCTGATCGCACGGGCGCCTCACGCAACCCCAACCCAGGGGCCGCGTGTTGCGCGCGTTCCCTGATACGGAGCGCGCAAATGCGATCAATTCTCAAGCTACGTGAGCAACGGGCCAAACTCATCCACGACGCCCGCGAGATCCTCAACAAAGCCGACGGGGAAAAACGCGACCTGACGGATGAGGAGCGCGGCAACTACGACGCGGCCTTCGGCGAAGCCCAGAAAATCAAGGATCAGATCGAGCGAGAAGAGCGGCAGCTCGCCGCAGAACTCGACCTCGAGGGAAGCGTCGACGATCCGCCCAAGCCGGACGACGGCGACGGCGACCCCAACGAGAAGCTCAACCGCAGGGCGCGGCCCGAGTATCGCGCGGCCTTCGCGCGATACCTCACGGGCGGCCAGCGCGCCCTCGGACCCGACGAACAGCGCGCGATCCAAACGGACGACGACATCAAGGCGGGCTATCTCGTCGCGGACGAACAGTTCGCGAGCGGGCTCATCAAGTTCGTCGACGATTTTGTCCACATCCGCCAGGTAGCCCACGTCGAACCCCCGCTGACGACAGCGAAGAGCTTGGGCGTTCCCTCGCTCGACACCGATGTCGCCGACGCGGACTGGACGGGCGAGATCACGTCCGTCACCGAGGATACCGCCCTCGCGGTGGGCAAGCGCGAGTTCAACCCGAGCCTGCTCTCGAAGCTGGTGAAGGTTTCCTCGAAACTCCTGCGGCTCTCCAGCGGTGGCGCGGCCTCGCTCGTGCTCGACCGCCTCGGTTACAAGATCGGCGTCACGCAGGAAAAGGCGTTCCTCACGGGAACGGGTGCCAACCAACCGCTCGGCGTTTTCACTGCCTCTGCGGACGGTATCCCGACCTCGCGGGACGTTTCCACCGACAACACCACGACGGCGATCAAGGCCGACAACCTGCGGCGCGTGAAGATGTCGCTCAAGGCCCCTCACCGGATGCGCTCGCAGTGGTTGTTCCACCGCGACACGGTGCTCCAGGCGTCGCTGCTCAAGGACGGAAACGGCCAGTACCTCTGGCAAGAGGGACTCCGAGTCGGCGAGCCCGACCGGCTGCTCGGCCTTCCGATCATGGAATCCGAGTACGCGCCCAACACCTTCACAACCGGGCTCTACGTGGGAATCCTGGGCAACTGGGACTTCTACTGGATCGTCGATGCGCTCGACATGCAGGTGCAGCGGCTCGATGAGCTGTACGCCGGAACCAATCAGGTCGGTTTCATCGGTCGGATGGAATCCGACGGAATGCCCGTACTCGGAGAAGCATTCGCCCGCGTGAAGCTGGCCTAGACGGTCCGCGACGCAAATCCTCGGACCGGCATAACTGGACTCGAGGGGAGGAAGTCAAAACATGAATCTTTCAAAAGACGTGAAGATCACGAAGGTCAAGGCGCTATCCGCTTCCGCGGGAACCGCGATCAACTCGGATTCGGTCGATATGGCCGGCTTCGATGGGGTCGTGTTCATCGGGCGGATTGCCACCGCGGACGCGGACAACTTCGCGAACGTCGCACAGTCCGCGGACGACACGACATTCGTAGACCTGGCCGGGACGAAGGTGGCTCCGGGCGACGATGCGGACTCGTTCTGCATCGACGTCTACAAGCCGACCGATCGCTACCTCCGATGCGAGGTGGACCGCGGGGGCGCCGACACGATCGTCGGCGACATCTACGCGATTCAGTACGGCGCGCACAAGAAGCCGACCACGCACGGGACCACGATCGACGCCGAGACCCACATCTCGCCGGCCGAAGGGACGGCGTAACAGCTACACGAAGGGGGGCGCCGTCGCATCTCGAGGGCGACGGCGCTTGGCCCGCTCGGACTGTCAAGGGGACATCATGCGAAAACGACTTTCTTTTACCATCGCGGCATTCGCACTCGCCGTATTCGCGGGGCTCGCACTCGCACAGAACGTCTCGAACTACAAGGAACAGGGCGGCGCGCGCTGGGTCATCGGGGGATCACTCGATGTCGCGCCCGGTGGTGACCTCGATGTAGAGTCGGGCGCCACGCTCAAGATTGCCGGCACTGCGGTTACGTCGACCGCTGCGGAACTCAATAAGCTGGACGGTGCTAGCGCGACTACTGCACAGATCGATTCAATTGACGGAGGCGCGGCCTTCGACACCGTGATCCTCTGCGGCGACGGGCCGAGCGGAGCCGGAACGGTCTACTTGGGGCCAGACACCGCGAGTTATGGCGGCGACGGCGGGGATGCGAGTATCGGCGGAACTGTCTGCAACGCGCTCGACAACGCGACGGAAGCAACCGCGGACGCCCCGATCTTGACAAACGTCGCTTTTAAGGTCGCCGGGGCCGTATGTACTACGGACGGGACGATCGGCGCGGCCGAGAACGTTGTATTCACGATGCGATCAGCAGAGGCCGATACCTCACCTGCGCAGACTTGTACGATAGGGGTTGGAGAGAAGGACTGCTCGATCACGAACGCGACGACTACCGACGTCGCCGCTGGCGCGACGATCGCGATGAAGGCCGTACAGACGGGCGACAATACGACCGATAACTACTGGTGTCGCGCGACGATCATCTACCAGTAACGCAACGTGGAGGGGCGGCGGCGTGAAGGTTAAAACCACGAAACTCGCAGCGGGCCCGAATGGCGTGCGACACGCCGATACAGTGATCGATGTATCAGAGGAAGAGGGTCGCGAGCTGATCGACTCTGGCGCGGCGGTGGAATACCGAACGCCGAAGGTTGAAGCCGCGTCGGGCGAAGAGACCGCAACAGCAGAGGTGCGGGAAACGACCTCAAAGACCACGCGGCGCGCTCGCGCCGAGAAGCGCGTATCGAGGGGCGGGTCGTGAGGTGCAAACCCCTGTTCAGCACAGTCGGATGTTGAGCGGTGTCGGATCGCGTTGCGCTCCCGCCGATTCCTGGCCTGCTGCAGAATTACGTTGACGTTGATCTCTTCGCGGGCTATTTCGCGCTCCAGCAAACGCTCGCAGAGTTTCAGCCCGCGGTAACGGAGGCGCCCTCGGGCGGCTCGGTTACCGTAGAACTCCGCACCGCCACGGGAGGCGGCGGCGAGGGTCTTTCCGCGACGATCCCCGACGGGGCCACCACGCCCGCCGCGCCCGTGACCGGCTCCATCAACGTCCCAGCCGGGACGACGATGTATCTGCGCATCACCGCCGAGAGCGGAAACGCGATGAACTTCTACGGAAACTATTTCGTAGACTCGGCGGCCGGCGTTGCTTCTGCGCTCACGACATTGCAGCGTGTCAAGGATTTCAAGGGAATTTCCGGCTCCGCTCAAGATGTTCTCATCAACCAACTGATTCAGGGCGTTTCTGTGGCGATGCAGACCTTCATGCGGCGCAACATCCTTACGCTGGCGATTACCGCAGAGAAGCACGACACCACCGGGCTGCACGACACGATGATCCTCGAAGAGTACCCGGTTATCCAGCCCCCCAATGTCGTGGTCCGATACAACGGGACCGTCGTGGATGCAACGACCTACGCCGTCGACGACAACTCGGGAGAGGTTATTCAGGTTAAAGATGGCGTGGGCACGGCGTGGACAGAGGGTCGCCGCGCGTATGAGGTCGACTACTGGGCTGGATACTCGCAGGTGCCCGAAGACCTGGCTGCAATCGCAACGAAGCAGGTCGTTCACGAGTTTCTCCAGACCGAGTCTGGCGAGAATCGTCTCGGTCTGCGCGGGGCTATCATTGAGCCGGGCGGCGAAGCGCAGTACATGACGGGCCCCTGGGTGCCGGGTGCTCTCCAGACGATGACGGCCTACCGAAACACGCGAGTGTTCTGATGCCGCCGCAAACTTTTAGCGGTGCTGTCGTCCGGGTGCGCGGGGATAAGCGACTCCTCAAGGCAATCGCGAAGCTCCGTGATCCCGAATTGAAACAGGTCAACACGCGAGCGCTCAAGCGTGCGGGTGAAGCGATCCGCGACCGGGCGCGAAATTCGTATCTATCCGGGGATCCGCTGCGAAGGATCACGGGGGAACTCTATCATTCGGTGACGTTGACGAGCGAGCGGCCCGACGAATTCGTTAAGGTAGGGTCGCCCCTGCCCCAAGCGATGCCACTCCACTTTGGCTGGCCTGCCCATAACATGAAGGCCCGACCGTGGCTGTTTCCCGCGCTCGAGGATGAGTTTCCGAGGTTGCCCGACATCTGGGTTGACGAGATGGACCGCTCCGTGAGGGCCGTCAAATGAGTTACGCAGGTTCGATTCTCGACAAGCTAATCGCACATGCGGAAGCCGCCGACGCGAACTACACGACCACGAGAGGCCTTAGCCTCGTGACCCAGCTCAATGATGAGGACTACCCGCACGTCTTTGCGTACGAGCCCAACATGGCGATTGCGCTGATTCCGTTTCGCCAGGAGCGCGTATCGGGCGACTTCAACGTGTTAATCGCGACGAAAGGCGAGACGCAGGAGCAGTTGCTTGTTCGAGCCGATGCGTTCCGCGCGAGGATTCAAGCCGACCGCACGCTCACGGGCGACGTAGATACAGCCTACGTTTCGTCGATCGAGGTGTTCGAAGATCCGCGTTCTGGGGTTCGGGCCGCGCGTGTCGTCGTCTCGACGGAAGAGGTGGAGTAGTGCCCACGGCCATCGAAGACATCTACGCAGCCGCGCAGGCGATCATGGGCGACGTGAACACGGCCGCGACGTGGACGACGCTCACGCAAGCGCCGACGAACTACGGCTCGGACTTCCGCATTCCCTCGGGCGAGGGGCGCTACCAGATCCAGATCTCGCCGCAGAAGAACTACGGCGGCGATCCGAACGTGACCTACCCGCGCGTGATCTGCACGGTCTTGATCCACCACTACGTTGCGAGCCTGGCCGATGAGGTGGAGTTCCTGCACAAGACGATGAGCGAGGCAATCGACCGCCTGACCGTAGGCACTGTCTGGGGTGCAGAGTCGGGCATTTTCGCGTTCCAGCCAGACACCGAGCCCGATGTCGATGAGGGCGATCGCGAAGGCAACGTCATCACATTTGAAATATCCGCCGTGGTCTTGGCCGACCCGACACCGTAAGAGGAGATAGAAAATGGCAGACACACACGAGCTTTTTGACGGCGCGGCGCTGGCGATCGCGACGCAATCTGCGTTTGGCACCGTCGATGCGGGGGTCAAGGCCCTGAGCGGTGCGCTGGTCAACAGCGACGGGATCATCCTCGGCGACCGCGAGTCGGGCGAAAATGACACCGGGATCGTCATTCCGAATTTCAGTTCGATCGTGCGCGAGCTGCCGATCATCGCGGGCTCGTTTACCGAGCAGGCGGCCGAGTTCATCCGAGAAGCGGTCGATGGTCTGGCGATCACGTTCCCGCTCAAGGGAAACGGCGCCGATGCGGGCGCGCCCGATGCCGGGGTGGCCCAGCCGTTCGCAGGCATCGACGAGCTGCTCGGGTGCGCTGGGTTGGTCGGTGCGAACGGCGCGGCGGCCCCAGACTACAAGTACACGCCGCGAGGATCGATCGAGTACGCTTCGATCCACCTCTGGCTCGGCGACCTCGACTTCATCTTGCAGGACTGCGTCGTCGACACGCTCTCGCTTGCGTTCGATCCCGGCGCTGTCGCGCTCGCCACCGCGACCTTCAAGGTCGGCAAGGTCGAGTCGTGGAACGATGGCGTGACGTTCCCGACGTTCACGTGGGGTTCGCAATCGAGTCTAGCCTCGCCCGTGGTCGAGGGCGTGGCCTTTGCGGCGTTCGGGCAGACGCGCGGCTTCGAGAACCTCGTGATTACGATCTCGAACGAGATCGCCGACCACAAGGATTCGAACGTAGCCGACACGGGAATTCGCCATTCGCAGAGCGTTCGGCCGATCACCGTTGACGGCAAGCTCTACGTCGAGGCGGGCGACTCCGCAGCCGAGCACACGGCGCTGGTCGCCACGAGCGCGCCGACCGCAGACCTGAGTTTCCAGGTGGGCGACCCCGACGTGGGCGGTGCCGAGACCGAGCTGAATGCCTACCTCGTCAACGTCAACAACCTGCACGCCCGCGACATCAAGTACGGACGGGAGGGAACGTCTCTCGCAGTCGAGCTGACCGGCGCGCGTGCAACGGGCACGGCCGGCGGCGACGAGTTCATGCTCGAATACAACTAGCGGGGTCGGGCGATGCCCCGGAAGAAGTTCGACGTAGAGGCCAGGGTATCCGTCAAGGATGACGCCTCGAAGAACGTCAAGAAAGTCGAGTCTGGTTTCAAGCGTCTGACGAAGACCATCAAGTCGAGCGCTCTCGCTCAGGTTGCTGCGATCGCTGGGGTGGCCGTCGCGTTTCGTGCGGTGGTGCGCGCGATCGGTGCATCGATCACCGCAGCCAACAAACAAGCCGAAGCAATCAACGCTCTCGAGGGCGCACTCGCCCCCCTCGGCTCGCAGGTCGAAAAGGTATCCAAGGCGCTGCAAGAGCAGGCCGCTGCGTTGCAGAAGGTCACGACTTTTGGCGATGAAGAGATCATTGAGGCGCAGGCGCTTATCGCCTCGTTTGTCAGAGAAGAGGATCAGATCAAGGCCGCGACGAAGGCCACGCTCGATCTCGCAGAAGCCAAAGGGTTCAGCCTTGTTAGTGCAGCAGACCTTGTATCTAAAACGCTTGGCAGCTCCACCAATGCGCTCACGAGATATGGCATTGAGGTCACGGGTGCGGTTGGTTCCACCGAGCGCCTATCTACGTTGACCGAGAACATCGCCACGGTTTTTGGCGGTCGTGCGCAGAAGGCCACCGAGACGTTTAGCGGGAAGGTCAAGCAACTCAGCAATGCATGGGGAGACCTAGCAGAAGACATAGGCGAAGCGATCACCAATAACGAAGATGCGAGTCGGTCGATAGACGATCTGACCAAGAGTGTCGAAGAGATCGCGCCATCGGTTGCGAAGTTTGCCGTTTCTATGCTCAAAGCATCGACAGCCGTGGTGAGGGCGACCTCTGCAGTATCCGAATTTATTGCAAAGATAGTAGTTGGTTCTGCAGATCTTCTTGGGTTCAACAAGATCACCGATGATACAGAAGTATCGATGAATGCATTGGCAGGAGCTGCTGCGCGCCAAGGTATCTCGATCGAACAGCTACAGCGGAATCTTGAAGCTACCGTCGGCGCCAACAGGCTATTGAGAGATCGCACCAAAGAAACCACCGAGGCGATGGTCGTAGCAACGGAAGCCGCAGAGCGACAGGCTAGGGCGCAGGCGAAGCTCGACGCTGCAGCCAAAGAATCCGCGACTGCAATGGAGAAGCTTGGCACGGCCCTCGGGATCGTTACCTCTGCCCAGATTGAGACCGAGATCCGCGAGATCGAACAGGCTCTCGAAGCGGCTCGTGATAAAACGGGCGGACTCGGCGAAGAGTTTGAAAGGCTTGAAGAAATTGCCACTGCAAGAATCGAAGCACTACGAGCTCAAGTCGAACGACTCCAAGACGGACTCGGAAATCTCAGCGCCACGGCCGGCGAGGCCGGTGGCAATATCGGAAGCCTCGGCACTGCAGCCGAAGAGGCCGGCGATAGTGTTGGCGACCTGGGAGACGCGCTGGATAAGACGAACGAATCGGCTTCTGGCACAGGCGAGGTCTTCCAGCAACTTGACGGAAACGTCCGCGCCGCGAATCGCGGACTGCGCGAGCAGATCGAAGTCCTGCGAATCACCTCGGGCGAGTATGACAGGCTCCGTCGGACGATGGGCGAGACGGTCGCGCTGCAAGAGGCACTCGAGCGCGGCGGCAGGCTCACGCAGGGCGGAACCAGAGTGCGGTTCCCAGGCGGCGGATCGCGCCTCGTCAACACTTCGGGCCGCGGGACAAGTGACTACGGCCTCTCTCCGTTCGGCACGGGCGGGCGGCAGACGAACAACCCTAATGGCACGTTGAGGCCTCTCTGATGGCATACCGAGCCCCGCGATTCAGCCACGTTCACGCCATCCGGGATGCTGGAGCCTCGGCGATCATCGTGTCCGACACGGCCCACGCGGACTTTCCCAAGGAGAACCTGATCGACGATCGCGCGAGCACGCGGTTCATGTGGTCGGCCTCGGTCGTCGACCCGACGATCGACATCGATCTGGGCGCTGGCTTCGTGACCGGCCTCGAGCGGCTCATCATTCCCGCGAATCACAACATCGAGTCGATCACGGTGCTCGACGACGACAACCTCGGCTTTACGTCGCCGGCCACGCTGCACGCTGCGGACACGGGGATCAACGCGGGCACGCTCTACGACTCGGGCCCGTTCGACACGGGCAACTCGACGCAGCGCTATATCCGCATCCAAATCAACGGCACGGCGAAGTTCTATTTGCCGCAGCTGTACCTGACGAAGATCGTCACGCTCACGATCGGGCCGACCCTGGCCGACGCGCTCGATTCGGCGCGTTCGAATTTCACGCGCTTGGAGCAGGAGAGCGGCGTGTCGCCGTCCGTGCAGAAGGGCCCCGATCAGCGCGTTCTGGACTACACCTACGAATTTGCGCTCTCAGGAGCGGACCTCACTGCGATGGAAGCGTTCATCGCGGACGTGGGTATGCACCGACCGTTTTTCGTCGATCCTGCGAGCTTCTCGACGCCGCCCGAAACCGACGAGCCCGTGCTGTGGATGAAGTTTTTGGAGCAGCCCGAATCGCGCTACTTCGTTGACGTCCCCATGAACGAGGCGCGGAGAAAGACCTTCCGGCTCAGGCTGATCGAGAGCGTTGACTGATGGCCCGCGAACTCGACGCCGTCCAGGCTGAGCGGGCGGCCCGGTCGCACATCGCCCCGA